GCGCGCAGCCGGGGATGACCGTGACCGTTCACGACCGGGCGCGAAACGCCGAGGTAGTGGCGCTCTACCGGACCGAGGAGCAGGAACACCATCTGAGGCGCGAGCAGCGGTTCGCGCTCGTGCGCCAGCGGGCGCGCGACCTCGCTGCTCGCCTGAACAGGGAGGACAGATGCTCGACATCGGCGACCGGGTGATGACCCCGGACGGCAGCGGCACGGTCAGCGACTTCGTGATGAGCCCCGGCTACGTGAACCTCGGCAGGCGCGAGCCGCCACGGCTGCGCGCGGTGCGGGTGGCGCTGGAGCAGGGCGCCTACGCCCGCGACTACCAGCCCGAGCAGCTGGAGCCGCTGGAGGAATTCGCATGAGCGACGACGCGGCGATCAACACGGCGCTGGTCGCGGCGCAGGGCGAATTCGGGCAGATCGTCAAGGACCAGCGCGCCGACGCGGGTCGGCGTGGCGTCTACGGCTACCTGTCGCACGACGCGCTGAACGCCGCTGTAGTGCCCGTGCTGACGAAACACGGCTTAGCGGTCGTGCAAAAGCTGGAAAGCCGCGACGACGGCTTGTGGCTGCTCACAGAACTACGCCACGCCGAGGGCGGTCAGATCGATTCGGCGTTTCGCTTCCCGTATCTGCCCGACGACTGGCAAGGGCTCGGCTCGGCGATCAGCTACGCCCGGCGCTACGTGCTGCTGGCGCTGCTGAACATCGCGCCAGCCGACGACGACGACGACGGGCGCGCGGCCAGCGCCAGCCGTGCCAGGCCGACGCCCGAGCGCGCGCCCGGCTGGAGCGAACGGACACGCGGCGCGATCTTTGCGACGCTGCACGAACTGCAAGCGGCGCACCCACCGCCGGACAGCGACGACAGCTGGCAGGTGACGGCGCGCCGCTACGTGAAACAGACGTTCGGCCACGACTCGATGTCCGAACTGAGCGAGCGCGAAGCGCAGCAGCTGCTCGGGTCGATCCGCGCCCGGCAGGCGCTGCTCGACCAGCAGCAGGCGCGCGACGTAGACGCGGCCTGGTCTGACAGCGAGGACGCGCACCGCGACGAGCCCGATAGCGCGTTCGTGGCGCCGACGCCACGCGAGGACGACCCAGATGCGTAGGCGCGTCCCGCACCGACACGAGCGCTGATCGTGCAAGCGGTCAGCGGTCCGACCGGCTCGCCAGCGCATGGCGTGAGGTGCCCGCCAGGGCCGACACCTCGCCTAGACCCGGCGCGTGCTATTCGGGGACGGGAGTCGGAACACCGCACCGCACCAGTCGAAAAGCCGCTGTTTGCGGGACGCCCATAAAACGCCGTGCGGTCCTTGACACGCCAAGCCGATTCGAAGCGCGCGATCCAGCTAGCCCTAAAGGGCTGGATCGCGAAAGACCAAGACCAGCGAGGAGGTGAACGCCATGCCCGAGCCGTACTACGCAGACGACCGCGTCACGCTCTACCACGGCGACGCGCGCGACGTTCTGCCGGCGCTTCGCGGCGACGTGGTTCTAACCGACTTCCCGTACGGGATCGGGGTCGAATACGGGCTCTACTCGGACAGCGCCGACAACCTCGACCGGCTGATCGCCGACACGCTGCCGCTGATGCGCGACGCAGCGCCGGTCGTCGCGCTCACGTGCGGCGTCACGAACTGGTGGCGCTTCCCCGAGCCGACCTGGACGCTCGCCTGGTACCAGACGAACGCGCTGCGCGCTCGCGCCCGCTGGGGCTGGTCGATGTGGCAGCCGATCCTCTGCTACGGCGTCGATCCGTATCTGCGTCGCGGGCTCGGCGCACGACCAGACGTGATCGCGACCGCGTCATCGATGGAGGGCGCGCACGGCGACGGCACGCACGTGCGCACGCAGCACCCTTGCCCGAAGCCGTACGACAGCTGGCGCAAGATCATGCTGCGCGTCAGCCCCGACGAACACGACCTGATCATCGACCCGTTCGTCGGCAGCGGCACCACACTCGTCTGCGCGAAATACAGTGGCCGACGCGCGATCGGCATCGAACTGGAAGAACGCTACTGCGAACTGGCAGCCAACCGCTGCGCGCAGGAGGTCCTCGACCTGGCGGCAGCGTCGTGACGATCCGCAAACGCAACGACTTCTGGCACGGGCCCGGCTCGTTCATCGACTGCACGCCAGCGGCCTGGCTCGGCGTCGATCTACACATCGCCGACAGCGCGTATCTGCCCAGCGCAGAACTACCCCCGCTCGACCAGATCGTCTGGGCACGGCACGCCGACCACCGCACCAGCGACGACGCCACGCCCGAACTGCTGCTCGACCACGCCATAGACCGCTGGCAGAAACAAGAACGCGAGCGGCGGGCGCGCGCCCTAGAGCGCGCAGCACGACGCGCCGAACTTGAACAGCGCTTCCGCGAATTCGCTGCACGATTGCTGTTTTTTGCTGGCGCCGAAACGTAGATCACGCCCAGTCGGCTCGCCTCTTCCCCCCTCGGCGCGTTCGTCCCCCGCTCGGCGATCTACGCTGGTTGTCGTGTCGCCTGGCGCGCGCTCGACCGCTTACGACGCGAACTACCAGCGGCGCGTGCGCGGGCTGCTGCAGGGCACGCCGGTCACCTGCGCTCACTGTCAGCGGCGACGCGCCACCACGCTCGACCACGACCCGCCGCTCGCGATGCACCTGCACCGGCCCGGCTCGGGCTGCTGCCGACTGGTGCCGTCGTGCGAGGACTGCAACCGGACCGGCGGTATCCAGGTCTGGCGCGGCAGCTGGCGTCCCGGCTCATCCCCCGTCGAGGACGACCAGCCGCCCGAGCGTGCAGGCATCGACGCGCGCGACCCTCGCTGGCGCGTGCCCTGGCTGCGCGGTCTGCGCCGGGTGCCGAACGATGCGACCTGGCCGCGTCTGATGTCGTTACCGCACCCGGACGCGGTCGGGTCGCTCGGCGCCGAGTTCTGCGGCTGGGCCGAGTCGCGCTCGGGCCGCTCGCTGCGCTGGTGGCAACGGCTGGTCGCGACGCGGCTGCTGGAAGTGAACGCCGACCAGCGGCTGGTCTGGGAAACGCTGGTGCTGTCGATGGCGCGGCAGCTGGGCAAGTCGTGGCTGCTGCGCGAACTGCTGCTCTGGCGGATGCACCAGGGCGAGCGCTTCGGCGAGCCGCAGGACGTGCTGCACACCGGCAAGGACCTGACGATCTGCAAAGAGGTGCAGCGGCCCGGTCGGATCTGGGCAAAGGCGCGCGCCGACCGCTACCACGTGCGCGAGGTCAACGGCCAGGAAGAAATCGAACTGCTCGCCGACGGCTCGCGCTGGCTGCTGCGCGCGAAAGAGGCGGTCTACGGCTACAGCGTGTCGGTCGGCGCTGTCGATGAAGCCTGGAAAGTAAAAGCCAGTTCGGTCGATGAAGGGCTGACGCCGACGATGGCCGAACGCGAGCAGGCGCAGCTGCTGCTGCTATCGACGGCGCATCGTCTGTCCACGTCGCTGATGCTCGGCAGGCGCGCGCTCGCGCTCGACGGGCTCGACTCGCCCGACGGCGACCTGTTGATCGAATGGTCGGCGCCGCTCGATGCGCAGCTGGACGACGTGCGCGCCTGGCGGCTCGCGTCGCCACACTGGACGCCCGCGCGCGAGCGGCTGATCCGCAAACGGCTCGACGCGGCGCAGGCCGGTGAACTGGACGACCCCGACGAGCCCGACCCGGTCGAGTCGTTCCGGGCCCAGTGGCTGAACCAGTGGCCGCGCCGCAAGAACGAACCGGCAGGCGCGACCGAGGACCTGTTCCCGGCCGGGCTCTGGGACACGCTCGCCGAGACCTGCCCGCCGACGACGCTGCCGCTCTATGTCGCGATCGAGGACGACTACGGGCTCGGCGCCGCTGTCGCCGCGTGCGTGCGGCATCCCGACGGCAGGATCGAGGTCGATGGCTGGCTGCGCGCCGACTGGGACAGCGCGGTCAGCGACCTGGAACAGCTGCGCGCGTTGCGGCGCGTGCGCGAACTGATCGTCGGCGCCAGCCTGCTCGACCGCATGCCGCCGGCAGAACGCGCCAAGCCGGGGCTGCGGCGCGCCGAAGCGGCCGGGCTGGCGCTGCTGCGCGACCTGGCGCAGAACGGCCAGCTGCTCCACGACGACACGCCCGACCTCGACCGGGCGCTCGCGCTCGCGCAGGTGCGCGAAGCGCCGAACGGGCTGCGGCTGCTCCAGCGCGGCCCGTCGCACCTGGTGCGCGCCCTCGTCTGGGCGGTGCTGGCCGCGCACCGACCGGCCAAGATCGTCGCGATCCACTAGCGTTCACGGCTGCGCGCTCCTGTTCACGCGCAGAGAACGGCGCCGCGCCCTGGCGTGGCGCCGTTCGTCGTCTTGATACCGGGTCTACACTCTGAACCGTCGTGCGCCTGTTGACGCGCTCGTTTCGCCCGCCACCGCCCGACATCACGCCGAATCCGAACGACCCGGCTGATGTGCCGCCCGCCACGGTCGGACCGCCGTCGGCGACGCCTGGCGACCCGAACGGCGTCGTGTTCGATTTCGAGCCGTCCTGGTCACAGGGCCCGCCGCCGCGCATCATCCCGTCGGCCTGGTCGGGCTGGCCTGCCGACTGGTGGACACCCAGCTGGGACGGGCGCTACTCGACCCTGACCGACACCGCCTGGTCGTGCGTCGATCTGAACGCGTCGATCCTCGCCAGCCTGCCCGCCTATCTCGCCGACGCGGCGCCGTCGCTCGACGCCGACTGGCTGAACAACCCCGACCCGGACATTTACGCCAGCTGGGACGAATTCGCGAAACAGCTGGTCTGGGATTACCAGCTAGGCGAAGCGTTCGTTCTCTGCACCGCCCGCTACGCCACCGGCTGGCCTGCGCGTTTCCACGTGGTGCCGCCCTGGTTCGTGAACGTCGAAATGGACGCCGGTTTCCGTCGCTACTCGATCGGCGCCCTCGACGTGACCCGCGACCTGCTGCACGTGCGCTACCAGTCAACGACGCACGACGCGCGCGGCCACGGGCCGCTGGAAGCGGGCTGGATGCGCGTCGTCCAGGCGCGCATGCTGCAGCAGTACGCGTTCGGGCTCGCGTCGGCCGGTGGCATCCCGCCGTCGATCCTCAAGTCGGACGACGAACTGTCAGCCGAACAGTCGGCAGCCCTGAAAGCGCAATGGATCGCGGCGCGCGCGAACGCGCTCGGCGAGCCCGCTGTTCTCTCCGGTGGCGTCA